TCAGCGTGACCGTGCCGCCGGTGACCGTGGTCCCGTTGTCGACCGCGAGAAGGATGGTCAGTCGCGAGTAGCCCTTGAGCGACACGTAGTCGCCGTCGCCCGGGGTGCCGGTCAGCGCGGCCGGCGCGCAGCCGACGACGACCTTCGCGAAGTCGGTAAGCTGGAGATGGGTCGGATTCATAGTCAAGCCTCCTTAGCGGGTTTCCAGCGCGACGAAGTGCGACAGGGTGTTTGTGCCGTTCTTGCGACCAATGGGCGCCGACAGCCACGGCTGTCCGCCAAACCTGAACGTCCAGCGGAAGGCGGTGTGACCGGAGTCGAAGTACAGGTGCATTGAGACATCCGAACGGATGCCGGCGGACTTGTACGGCAGGAAGTAGCTCTGCAGGTCGGCGAAGATGATGTCACCGGCGGTGCCCAGCGTCTGGCAGGCCTCGGTCGGCACGATCGGACGGCCGAGCAGCGTGCCCGACGGCGCCGACGTCATGCCGCCCGGCGGAATGAACATCGGCGCGCCGCCGTAGAGCTGCGATCCAGCTGGATTGCTGATGGTCAGGCCCAGCTGGTGGATCTGCGGCTCGACGTCCTGGTTGATGAGCCACACCGCGCGGCTGCGGGCGAAGGCCGGCATGCGCGCGTACATCTTGACGACGTTCGCGGCGAGCACGGTGGCCGCTGCCTGCGAGCTTTCCTTCGACACCGTCACGCGCGAGGGCGAGTTCATGATGCCGAGCGGCTGGCCGGCGCCGGTGCCGTTGAGGATCAGATCGTTGATGCGGAAGTTCAGCTTTTCGGCCGCCTTGGTGGTCAGCAGGTTCTCGAGCAGCGGCGCATCCTCGAGCAGCTCGTCGGTCACCGGCACGAACGCGTAGAGCTCGTTGAGCTTGACGGTGATTTCCTTCAGCGCGGGCTTGCTGGCGGTCATGGTGCCAGCCTCGGCGCGCATGAACACGCGGATGCCGCCGGACGCGGACCAGGCCGAGTCTTCATCGACCGGCGCGGTGACGCTGTTGCTCGCGGTCGGGATCGCGTCGCACATGCTGATCATCGACGACTCGCCCATGATCAGGCTGGTGACGTTGTTGCGCCAATCGGGCGGGACGGCGAAGCCGCCGTCGGCGCCGACGGCCTCCTGGCCGTAGGTCGTGGGCGCGTTCATCAGGCGCGGGTCGACGGAGGCGCCGACGCTGGCGTTGCGCACCGCTGCGGCGAACTCACCGAGGCCGCGCCAGCCCCACTTGTTGCGGTCCTGCTGGGACTGCACCGGGGCCTGGATGGAGCCGGGCCGACCGGAGGCCTCGAGGCCGCCACCCGGCGCGGAGGGCGCGCTTCGGCGGTTGCCGCCGGACGCGTTGGCCGCGGCGAGGTTTTCCAAGCGCTCGAAGCGGGCGACCTTGCCGTTCGCGACTTCGATTTCGTCGAGCGCGCCGTCGATTTCGATTTCCTCGTCCTCGCTCAGGTCGCGGCCCGCGGCAGAAGCTGCATTCCGCAAAGCTTCTACACGGGCGCGCAGCTCAGCGAGGCGAGCCTGCAGCTTCTGCATTTCGTTCATTTCAGTACCTCAAATAAAAAGCCCGGCATCAGCCGGGCAGTTGCCGCCATGTAGCGGAGTTCAGCGAATGCGCGCGAGGCGCGCGTTGATGCGGTCGAGGCGCTCGGTGGCGCTGGCCGTGGCTCGCTGCCGCGCCCAGGCAGGCACGTTGGCGAATTTCGACAGATCGGCCGAGGCGGCCATTTTCAGTTCGTCCGTCACCTGGTCGACAAAGCCGAGCTCAGCGGCTTCGCTGGCTCTAAACCACGTTTCGGCCGTCATGTATTCCGAAACCGCTTTGGCTTCGAGCCCTGTTTTCATGACGTAGGTTTCGACCAGAATTTCGCGTTCCACGTCGAGACGTTCCGCCACCTTGCGCAGGTCCATTGCGGACCCCGAGACGGCGACGGCCCACGGGTCGTGAATCATGTAAACCGCATTTCTGGCCATACGAATCGTGTCGCCCGCGCAGGCAATGACCGAGGCGATCGAGCAGGCGGCGCCGTCGATGTCAACTTCGACGCGCGCCGGGTGAGATTTCAGGACGTTGTAGATGGTTTTGCCTTCGTTGACGTCGCCGCCGTAGCTGTTGAGCCTGACGTTTATGGTGTCGACTCGGCCCAAACTGCGCAGATCGGACACCACGCGCTTTGAGTTGATGTCCGCCCATTCCAAGACGTCCCCATAAAGCCACAACACGGCGACCTTGTTGCCCTTGTTTTCGAGCTTGTACATCAGCGGCCACCCTCCACGACCCGCAACGGCGGATCTTCGTCGTCGTCGTCGTCGTCGTCGGAATCGTCTGCGGGCTCTGCGGCCGGCGCCGGCTCGGGCGCCTCGGCCAGTTCGCGCAGCATATCCTGCGGAACCATGTTCATCGGCGCGAGGTACTCGTCGCCGCCGGTGACCGCGTTCAGGTCTTCCATCTCGCGCACGTCGTTCGCGCTGAGCCAGCCCCACTGCCGGCCCACGGCGTAGGCCTGATAGCGCGACTGGATGTCACCGCGCAGGAGCCCGGCGAGCTGCAGCCGGGTGTAGACCCGGCCGCGGTTGACCGCGCCGAACAGCTTGATGTCGGCCTCGGTTTCGAGCCGGCGGCACCAGGGCATCAGCGTGTGTTGCACGAACTCGATCGCCTGGTGCTCGATGTTCGAGAAGGTGCTGCGCTCGAGGTCGGCGACCATGTGCGGCGGCACCCGGAACCACCGGCAGATTTCGTTTACCTGGAACTTGCGCGATTCCAGGAACTGCGCCTCTTCCGGTGGCACGGTCATGCCCTGCCATTTCATCCCTTCTTCGAGGATGAACGGCTTCAGCGAGTTGTGGCCGCTGATCTGGTCCGCGACCGACTTGCGCAGGTTCTCGTGCGCCTCGGGCGAAAGCTTGCCGGGGTGCTCGAGCACCGCGCCGGGGTGCGCGCCGTTGCGGAAGAAGTTCGCCCCGAACCGCTCGAGCGCGAGCGTCAGGCCCAGCGAGCGCGCCGCGACCGCGATGACGGAGTAGCCGCAGGTGCCGTCCCAGCCGAGCCCCTTCAGGTGGTACATGTCCTTCGCCGGGATGATCGTCGCCTCGGCGCCGCCCTGGTGGACCTTGTACTGCAGGCCGCCGGTCGGTGCGCGCTCGGGTGTCACGCGATCGGGCGTGATCGGCCACAGCCACTGCACCCGCCCGTCGGGCGTGCGTTCGATCTCGGCGTAGCCGTTTCCCCACAACAGCGCGTGCGCGAGCAGGGTCTCGCGGAACGTGTAGGCGGTCAGCTCGGGGTTCGCCTGCGTGGCGATCAGCCACTCCTGTTCCGAGTCCGTCCGGCGCTCGCGGCGCGTGCCGGTGCGCGTCGGCACCTTCTCGATGACCTGCCACGGCAGGGCCGCGATAGTTTCCGAGATGACCCGCACGCAGCCCCACACCGCGGCGATGGCCAGCGCCGAGTCTGCATCGACCCACTCGCCCGCCTGGCGCGCGCCCCAGGCGTTACTCGGGCGCACCGGGTTCTGTTTTGCGCGACCGAGGTTTCGCAACCAGGCGAACGGGTTCAAAGCGTCAGTACCCCGCGGGTTTCGTACACCGACGGGCCCTTGACCTCGTCGGCGATCGCAATGCCGAGCGCCATCGCCATCGCGACAGCGCCGTCGATCTTGTCGCCGCTGCGACCCTTGTCGAATTTCGTGTTGCCGGCCGGGTCGACCGATGGCGCGATGTTGGAAACCATCCAGCGCAGCACCGGGTGCCCGCCGTGCGCGAGCTCTTGGCCGCGCACCAGCTTTTCAATCTCGCGCACCGGCGCCGCCATCGACGCATAGCCCTGGCCGAAGCCGACCATCTCGAAACCGTCGCCCTGCAGCTCCTGCACTAGGTGCGTCGAGTTCCACCTGTCGAAGGCGATTCGTTTGACGCGGAACCGCTCGGCATCGTGATGGATGGCTGCGCGGATGAACGCGTAGTCGATGACGTTGCCCTCGGTCGCGATCAGGTGGCCCTCGTCGACCCAGCGGTCATAGGGCACGCCGTCCTTGCGCGATCGCGTGCGAATGCCGTCCGCCGGGCAGAACAGGCGCGGCACGACGTGCCAGCGATCCCCGTAGGCCGTCGGCGGGAACACCAGTACCCAGGCGGCGATGTCGGCCGTCGACGCGAGATCAAGTGCGCCGAAACAGTCGCGGCCGGCGAGCTCCTCGAGGTCGACGGGCGTGGCGCACTTGTCCCAGAGTTCGATCGGCAGCCAGACGCTGCTCTGCTCAGTCCACACGCAGAACAGCAGCCGCGCGACGATGTTGCGCTTGGACGGCATGTCGCGCGCTTCGGCGACCTGTTCCTGCAGGTACTTCTCGGTAATCGAGACCCCGAGGTTCGGGTTCGACTTGATCCAGCACGCCGGATCGTTCAGCCAGTCGTCACCCTCATCGAGAGCGGCGACGTAGGCGAACCATGCGTCGTTGTCGACGACGCCCTGCAGCACCTTAGTGCTGTAATCGTGATGCTCCCAGCACACACTGTGCCGGTCGTATCCGCTGTTTGTGATTTCGAAGATCAGCGCCTGGCGGCGTTGCTTCGTGCCCGCGCGCATCTTGTCGACGACGATGCTCGTCGGGTGCTCGTGCAGCTCGTCGATGACGGCGGCGTGCACGCGCTTGCCGTCGAGGCCGCGGCCTTCCGACGACACCGGCCGGATGTACGAGCCCATCGCCGGATAGGCGACGTTCTGCTCGTTGATTTCCAGCCGCCGCGACAGGGCAGGCGACGCTTCCGCGAAGCGCTTGATGTCGCGGAAGCATATCTTCGCCTGGTCGCGCGAGACGGCCGCGGCGTAGACCTCGGCGCCGGCTTCACCGTCGGCGACGGCCAGGTACAGCGCGACGCCCGCGGCGAGCGGTGTTTTACCGTTGCCCTTCGCGATTTCGATGTAGGCCGTCCGGAACCGGCGGAAGCCGTCAGGGCCGAGCCAGCCGAACAGCGAGCCGACGACAAACGCCTGGAACGGCGACAGATTGAACGGCAGCCCTGCGTACTGGCCGTCGGCCAGCGTCAGGCATTCGATGAATACCATCGCCCGCGTCGCGAGCTGCAGGTCGAACGTGAGCCCGCGAGCCGGCCCTTCCTCGAGGTCGCGCAGGTGGCGCTGGCATGCCAGGCGCACCCACGGACCAGCGACGACCACGCCCGCGACCACGTCGCGGGCGTAGGCCGTTGTGCGGTCGATCACGCGACGCCCGTCGCCCTCAGAAACGCGTCCATCGGATCTGATTCCGGGAACAGCGAGCCCTGCCCGCTGTCCGGCTTGACGCGCATCCGCGCGGACGGCGACAGCCCGAACTCGGCGGCGTGTCGCGCCATCTCGGCGGTCGCGCGGTTGTAGGTCTGCATCAGCGCGGAAATCTGTTTGTAGCCGGACGGCGTCCGGTCGACGAGGCCGCGCAGGCGATCCGGCAGGACGGGGTCGGTTTCACCCTCGCCCTGCAGGCGCTTGATCTCTTCGCCCGTGCGCACCATCAGCGCGTAGGCCTGGCAGTAGGCCGCGAGGTGCGCGACATCGAGCGTCGAGATGAGCCCGAGCTTCTCCAGCTCGGGCGTGATTCGCTCCCACTCGGCCCGCGCTTCGGCCAGCAGCCAGCCCGGTGCGTCCGGGATGGCCACGGCTGGACCCGTGCCGGGCGCAGCCTGGGATCGGTGGCCGGGGTTCCCGTTCAGCAGGTGAATGCTCGCGGGTTTGGGCGCTGGCCCTCTCTGCCCCATGTACCCCCCTTCCGAAACTTGCGACGGCTCGTGCGTGACA